AGATGAGTCACCCTTAGCGTACAGTTTCGGAATTGCCAGAAAAATGGAAATCAAGTAGACAAAAAAAAGGATATAGTTTCTCATAACCCCTCCACGGCCAACAGTATACGCCAAATTTACAGGGTTTACCTCAAATTCCGTCCCCACCTGTATTTTGGTTGAAGAATTTTGAGACGGTCTGCACGAAGATGTTCACGGCTGCAGACGCTCCTTCGTCGAAGGCTGGCCGAAGGTAGGGCTCTGGAACAGGGTTGTGTTCTGAGCCAAATTCGACATATTGGCCCCAATATCCGGGGTCCTGGTTGGGATCGGATGCTCCTGAGGTGCCATAAACTGGGCAGACCCAGGCGTTGGTGTACTCAGGGTAATCGGCGCTGAGCTTGCGCAGGACCACGCCGATGGAGTTGCGCAGCTCCCCTGGCTTGCGGCTGCCGAAGTTCTTGCTAACCAGGGGCGCTTTTTGCTGCGCCTTGGCCGCCAGAAAGGCGGCGGCGGCCTCGACCCCCTCCCTCATTGCTGTGCGGTTGAACTCAGCGGTGAAGCGGCTCATCGCCTTATCGAGTTCGTCGAGGCCAGTGACCTCAATGTCGATTTCATTGAGCATCTAATTCACCAGTTCTTCTGGCGGAGTGAAATCTTCCTCCGCTGCCCTGTTGATCCGCTCCATGACTGGTGCGACAAGTGAGTCCAGTTGCTTTACCTTGGACTCGAACTCTTCATACCAATGCTTGACCGCCAAAAACGCTTCTCTTTGCTCCGATAAGAGCTTCTCGATTTTCTCTTTGGCAGAGAGAATGTCTTCATAACACATCGGCGTCTTGTCCATCCGTTTCCTCCTCGATCGCCGTGGCTTGTTGCGGCTTACCGGCCAGTCCACGGAAGTAATTGCGCAGCTCATGCACTCGCTCCGCATCCGTGAGAGCAGGTGCCGAAGGGCGCGAAGTTTTCGGTTTTGGGCCCAAGCCGAAATCGCTTGGCCGCAACGCCTTTTTGGGCGAAGCCATGCTGAAATTAGCCGTGACGCTGGCGATGATGCCGGCCAGGAGTTCAGAATGCTCGCGCGCCCGCGCATGACGCTCATGAAGGGCCTGCAATTGGGCCAGCGTGATCCACCAGAAGTCAGCCTCTGAGAGGCTGAGATCATAGCGTGCAATCGCCCAGTGAAAGCGCCACCACGCATCGCCAGTCAGGCGCTCGGAGGGTTTGGAAGGGCCTCTTCTTCCGCCTGCTTGGATTCCGGCAACGTGCCGTAAAAGGACTTGTATGCCAGCTCGCCCAATGCGGCAGAAGTGCTCTCATTGAACCATCCCTGGACCGTTTCGATGGTCACTTCGGGATGATGCGCTTGCAGACCCGCGTAAAGCAGGCACATGAAATTATAGATCGTGGGAGGAACTGGCTGGATGGCCGGATTGATGCCAGTGCCCTCTTCAAAACCCGCGATGGCTTCAAAGCCGTAGCGAAGGCGGTAGGTTACGCCGTCGATGGTGAATTCCGTTTCCCGCGCCACTGAATCGAGTACGAGGATTTTCTTGTCAGACATTGTTTTCTCCAATGAAAAAGGCCGCTCGAAAGCGGCCTTTGGGTTAGAGCGTCATTATTTCTTCATTTGGAAGTGCTAGATTACCTGCCATCAGAATTGGATGGAGACGCCGAGCTTGACGGCTTTCGCCCGCGCGGTCTCAAGCTCCGCTTCCGCCTGTTTCACATCTGCCGCAAGGTCGCGAATCGCCTCCGGATTAAGCCAGGAATAGGATTCGATCTTGGCCGAGGAGAGTTCTTCTCCCGAGCGGAAACAGAGTTCGTCAGAGAGCTTTTTCATCTCCGCCGACACCCGCTTGACGCGCTCTTTGGCGACCTCAAGAGTCTTCCGGCTGCGCATATACGCGCCCAGGGCGGCATCTTCAATCTCCTGCACGTTCTTTTCGGTCATGCAATATCCCCTCCCAGGCAGTGTATCGCATGCATCGGGATGGCTCATGGGTTTCTCTCCCTCGAGGTTGGGTCTCCGTCCCGCGCCTTGGGCTGGTTGGCCGGGGGCGCGGGGCTGGAGGGTTGAGGTCCGGCAGGACCGTGCAAATTAAGCGCCTTCGACGTAGGTGATGGGACCGGTGATCTTGAGAGAGGCGGCGAAGGTGACCACCTTGTCAACTTCCACCTCGCCTACCGCCCAGTCGGTGACCAGGGCGTTGAAGGTGACGGTATCACCCGTCGTGACCTGACCTCCCACGAGATCGGGGGGCAGCGCCAGCTTGAACGGGAAGACCTGGCCATAGGTGGCAATCGATACGGAGTTCAAGGCGGCGGAGAGGGCCACCTGGCCGGGATCGGCGGACTGCCACTCACCATCGATGGTGACCTCACCCGGATCAAGCAGCGTCTTGATGAAGACGCGCGTGGCGCTGGCCGTGTTGAGGGTGGTGACGTCTTCCGTGCCCCACTTCGGCTTTGGAGGCGATACCTTTTTGACTCCGTTGATGGCGGTGTAGGTGGGCGTGGCGGTCTGGGTTCCGATGGAGAGGGTTGCCCCCATGCCGAGAAGCGATTGCGCGGTTTGAGTCATTGTTTTCAGCTCCTAAAAGCGGTTGATAGTTGAGGTTGGCGGGAGGCTTTACGGGTAGACGTAGATCATGAAATCAGTCGAAGTCCGGTAGCAGCGGGCATCCTGCTCGAAGAGATCGTTGGCGTTGACCACATGGATGTAGGCGACCCGCGTGCCGTCGGGAAGCGCCCCCGAAAAACTCTCCATCACGGCGCGGATGGCGGCTTGCACGGCCTTGGCCGCGGCGTAGGTGGCATTGAGCGTCCCTCCGGACCAGGAATCGACCTGGAGGCGAATGGGATAGATGCTCAGCTCGCCAGAGAGCAGGTCCTGCGGCGTCTCGCTGATGACCTGATAGCTGGCGCAGGGATAGGTGGGATCTTCCGGCAATACCACCGGGTAAAAGCGGACAGGGTTGCCAATGAGTGCCTGCACGGCCGCGTTGGCGCCGACCAGCGCCTGAATTCCTGCTTCGAGCATCAGCTCTCCCCGTCGATTTCCAGGCAGTTGAGTTTGACGACGCGATTGCGCTCAAGCACGTTGTCGATGACCTGGACAACGTAAATATGCGATCCGAAGAAAATGCGGTCGCCGGTATGAACCACATAGCCGGCCCCCGGCCAGCGGATGGTGACGCGCACCTGGTCCGCCGAGGTGAATTCGTCGCCCTGAAAGAGTTCCTGGCCGCTGAGGTTCTCGATCTTGGCGTGCGCGGTGAGATAGACCGGCCAAGTGGTGAGCTTCTGGCCAAAGCTGTCCACCGTGGCGCTGGCGCGGGCGAGCTGCACGGACTGGCGCAGCTCGCCGGGACTGATGGCCAGCGGGTTGTTCGAGGCGCGATAGAGATTGCGGAAGCCCATAGAATCCTTTGAATTACGTTCTCAGCGTCCCATCATCCTGGATGCGACCGCAAAGCGCTTCCCAGTCGCCTTGCGTCCGCGCTACGGTAATCAGCCGGCGAAGATAGCCGGTGTGGGGATCGACGCCCCCGTACTTCTCGCGGCTCTTCTCGAAAGCCCGCAAGACTCGATCTTTCGCGTCCATGACTCTCCCCTCAAGAAACCAGATTGCGGTACCCGCCATTGCGCAGCGAGTTGATGACGCGCGGCTCCAACTGATCGCAGACCGCGCCCTGCTCGAAGAAGAACTGCGCCTGAAAGAGAATGGCGAGGCAGAGCGAGTTGGGAACCTGGTTGCCCTGCCAGGCCGAGACGCTGGCGACGGCGGCGGTGGCCGCCGTGGCGAGGGTGGCTATGCCGTTGCTAACCGAAGCCACGTAGGTGGCCAGAGCCGCGCCCGCCGCGCCCGCGCCGGGAACATTGATCGCCGTGCCGGTGTCCCCGGCGATCTGGGGCGCGTCGTCCGGATTGAAGGTGAATCCCGGCGAAGAGAGCACGGCGGAGCCAGCCGTCATGGAGACGGTGAGAGGCCCACCGTAGCCGCAGCGATACTGCAGCGCGGTATTCGCCGGAACCATGCGTTGCGGAGCCCAGGGGCGCGCCCACGGCGGCGAAAGCGCGGCGGGCATGATTCCCCCGCCCGGCTCAAGCTGATAGCCGTAGAAGGGCGCTGCGAGGTTCGTGCCATAGCTCGGATCGCGGGTGAGAGACTGCACCGCGCCGCTGGTATCCACATACTTGAAGAAATCAACCGACTGAAATGGCGGCTTGGGAAGCAGAACCTGCGGATAGCCGTTGCGATCGTAACGGAGAGGCGCGCTGGGAAAGCTGTCGAGACGCGCGAGCCAGGTTTGCGTGATCAGAGCAATGCGGCAGTAATTCTCGACCGCCTCCCGCGCCGCCAGTAGCATCATGAGCAGCGTACTGTCGCGCGAGGTGTCGGTGGCCGGAATATCGAGCAAGCCCTTGAAGTCGGCCAGCGCAACCGGCTCGGCGGCGGGCGCCGTGATGAGGATCATCGATTCCATGGAGCTCCTTCGGAGCAGGGATCAGGGTTCAGGGATCAGGGTTCAGGACCTCTTTGAATGCTTCATGGATAACTTGACATCCGCCTTGGGAGGAGATACGAGCTGATCGGGATGCTGGTCGGCCACCGGCCAGGTGGCGCGGCCGTCGGCGAGCATGGCCGTGGCCGCCTCGGGCGCAATGTCCTGGATTTCGCCCTGCCGAGGGCCGTAATTGAGCTTGATAAGCATGGGTTTTGCTCCGCAAAACAGGGATCAGGTTTCAGGGATCAGGGATCAGGGGTGGGCTTTCGCTGACCCCTGACATCTGACCCCTGACCCCTCTTTCGTTACTGGCTTACGAGCTGGAATCGCGTGCCGTCGTACATGACTTGGACGATCTGGTTGAGGGAAATCTCAGCACCGGCCAGGGCCGTGGTTCCATTTTTGGTGATAGCGATGGCCGCGCCGCCGTTGACCGCCAGCGTGGAGGCTCCCGTATTGGCATGGCTCGCCTGGAAGTAGAACCTCGAACCGAGCGTCAGCGTGGGCTTGGGAGTCAGCGCGATCGCGTAGACATTGGCCGTGCCAGTGTCGAGGGCGAATGTCCACGAGGCCGCCTGGATCGCCGCAACAAGCTGCGTATCCATCTGGGCAATAGCCTGCTCAAGAACCTGTACCGCTTCCCCCCAGGGAGTGTTATGCGAATTG